TGCCAGGACCGCTTTCCATTTGCGACCCTTCTTGACATTGTACCAACCTGCGGCAAACCACGATTTGCTTTTGCTAGTCTTGGTGTATACTGGTAATTGTTGTGCAACATTCCACATGGGATTGTACACTCGACCTGTAACAGCGTAGCCGTAGATCTGATCTATGTTTGTTTTAGGCTTGACAATTTTAGTCGCAGGTTCAAATTCAATATTTGCATTTCGTGCTGCTAATTTAATTGTTTTAAACTGTACAACCTGATTGTTGATCTTGACTTGATATCCGCCAGCACAGGCTTCTACGTTGCCGACCTTGCGATCGTTTTCTTTTAAAATCCAATATTGTTTATCTACCACTGGTAGTGCTATTAAGCTCATTTGTTTAACTCCCTTTTCCTACATTCTTCCTGTATCTTAACAGGTACATCAGGATGCCATCCACCGATGAGCACACTGCAATCATATTTTACAACAAATACATTGCCTTTACTGCTGGGCCAGAATGCCAAGGTCAATAACCCAAATAGAATACTAAATGTTATTGCAGTCCAGAAAAAATCTTTAGCCATTTAATACTCCTTTGTATGTTTCGTTTAACCAACGTCCAAAACTGTCTGCACTTTCACTACACTTGTTCAGTTCATACTTGCCACAAAACTGCATAAATCTAACACCAACTTGGCCGATGTCTTTGTGGCTGACTTGCTCACGTATGGCGGCATCGACTGTGGCCTTAACTTCTTCGGGTTGTGCTGTTAAATCAATTAATGATCTATTTCGTTCGTAATCGTCTAATACCCTATGCTCAACACCGTCTGGATCGGTCCAGCGTTGCAACATCATGTTGTTCCAGTTATATCCTTGTTTTAATCGGTCCTCAAACGCTTCTTGGAGGCCGACTTTGTTCTTAGTGCCTTTCGTCCGAACGCCAGGGAATGCCGAGAAGACATTATCACTCGAATCACCGCGCATACACTTCTCAAAGAGAAGCCATTGCGGATCTGGAATTGTCTTAGGCTCTTTTGTTTTCTTATCGATAACTGGTTTACCTTTTGCATCAAAGATTCCTTCTATAGTGTGTAATTCATCGGTAATGCCGTTGTATTGTTTAACATTGGAAGCAAGCAATTGTACAAAGTCTGTGTCGCTTGAAATTACTACATGTTCGTCTTGGGGGTGTAAAGCAATCCAGCGAGCTATGATATCGTCGCCTTCTGCGGTAGGACAACGTAGTACACTACAGTTGGTCCTCTCACTCAAGTATTTAGTCAAATTATCATAGGTTTCCCAGAACATTTTATCTTCTTCTTGTTCTGCTTCTGTTAGAGCTTGCCTAGCTACAGCACGGTTGGCTTTATAGGGCTTGTAATGATCTTTGCGCCAGCTACGTCCTTCTAGGGCAAAAACCACGTGGTCTGCTTCAAAGCGCCGGGCCATTTTGTTAGCAGCCATTAGAGTAACATGCAAGGCAAATCCTACCTTTTCCCAGGTATCGCTGGCACGAAATGCTCCATGCCTAGCACGAAAGAACAAGTTGGCTGTATCTATAAGTACATATTTCATACTAGTAGTATAACATACCTACACAGCAAAGTCAAACAAATTTATTGGATATAATGTAATTGAGCATAAAACGAGCAAAACTTGAGTGGCCATCTCGTCCAAAATGCCATGAATTGGGCATGACTGTTTCTATGCCAGTTGAGCGAATTATAGCATCATACGTTTGAGCAGGATCATAAGGGCCAATATAATTAACTCCCCAATCTTTTTGATCTTTAATAATACTGAAATCATTGTTGCCATTGAAAAAAATATGACGAATGTTTTGTTCAACAAGTTCTTGGTGAAATTCCAAAATTTTGTTGTATGCTTCTTTAGTTTTTTGTTGCCAATCAAGACCAATTATATAGTTACGATACCGGTCAGCCGCTTCTGGGGGTACACTATCAGTTCCACTGGCCCCAACTTGATAGTAAGTGCCATTGTACAACCACTCTTCGCGTTCCCATGTTGACCATTGTATAACGACCAACTGATCAGGGTGATTAGCGCCACCATTACTTAACCAGTCACGTGTGGTCCTTATGATACGAGCGTTGCTACTAGCACTCTCAGCATCACATCGAAATCCCGATCTTAAAGCAAGACTCAATACCTTACCCCAAGTCACTGCAAGATTTTCTGGATGCGGTGCACGACCTAAATAGAATAACTCAGGATCGTCTTCAGCAAAGGCATGTGCGTTTACAGATTCGGCACCAGCAGTATGACTGTCACCGTTGACATATAGCATCATGATACTTCAGATCTACCATCACCAATGTTGCGAGTCTTAACTACACGGTCACGTTCAGGATCCATTGCTTGGTATTGTTCGTAGGTTTCTAAAACCACGTTACGACATACTGCTGTAAACCAACGATCCACAATGTCGGCATCAGTATCTTTAGGATCCATTTGATAACCAGCGCGAACTAGATTGGCCACAAATTTGTCGTTCCAATCTAATTCAAAGGCACCATTTTGAATATTCTCAGGATCAACATCCATGCTAATAATATTGACATACGGCTCGCCCTTTTCGTTGGCAATCTCTTTCTCCGTTTTTTGTAGAGCCGTTGGTTGCTCGGGTGTGATTGCTTTTTTCTTTTTAAAAATGTCAAATATTTTTAGCATGATTTCCTATCGGGTATTGCCGTAGTGTACTACAGTTATATCTTGCATGTCAAGCGGTAACTTGCGCCAAGGATCAACAATGACACTGCCTGGCTGTATTTCACAGTAGGGTTGTGTGTCAGGTGTGTTACCAGTATACTCGTATGTGATTTTTCGATTGTGTGCCCATAAAAACACCGCTGGTTGATTAAAATCGTTGACCACATCTGTTGTATCGTCGGCTAATGGATCAACATAATAGCAACGGTGACCAGCCTCAGCAACATAGAATCCAACCAGCGTAGAGTAAGAGCCAATACAGTATTCGACATCTGGCTTGTAGGCTTTGCCGTGGATCACAACAGGCAAGTTGTGTTTCTTGGCTTGTTCAACTAAAAACAATGCCAAGTTTTTTGCTTGGATTTCACGTGCATGCATGACTGTATCAAATAAGTCGTAACCAATGTCATACTCTGCAGCCAACCAACGTAGAGCAATGTTATCTCTAGGATGGCAAGCACCTGCATCGCCCATGCCAGCTGTCATGTATTTAGGACCCATGATACGCATTGTGCTGCGAGCCAACGCATTGGTCACAACATCAACATTGATGTTGCCAACCTTCATAGCAAAGTCCTGGATCATGTTAACCAGACCAACCTTGGCACTGATAAATGTGTTGTAAAAAATCTTAATAGCTTCGCACTCGTCCCAGGTGCCAATTTCATAGCGTGGATTGTTCTGCATGATGGTTTCATATAGATCGTGAAGTTCACCGGCAATACCGGTTAGGCTACCATCTTCAGTGCCCAACATAATCATTTCAGGATTAACCATGTCCCACTTGACTGACCCCATAGCAATCAAATAAGGATTGTAAACAAACTGATGTTTTTTATCTAGCAAAGGAACAAACTTGTTGCGAGTTGTTCCTGGTAGTACTGTGCTAATCAGTACCACTTTTTTAGATGTAGTGGCATACCGGTTAACATTGTTAATAGCATCAATAACAGCATCGTGTCCAAAGTCTTTTGGAGTCATGTGACTTGACGGAACACTTCCATCGTAGCCTTCTGTGTGTGGAGTAGGAACAGCAATAAAAATCCATTCGCTTTTGTCGACTACTTCACTAATATCACATACCTTTACTGAATCGCTAGTTCTTGGGTAAATGTCGTAACCGCGTACTTCATGCTTTTCAGCAAACACTTCTGCACAGTCCAAGCCCAGCTTGCCAATGCCGATGAATCCAATTTTTTTCATTTTTGTCCTTGAGATAATATTGAATGCTACAGACTAATTTATCTGGTTTTAAATGTCAGGCTATTATTTTTTAAATACTGGAATAGGATTCATTTTGTGCAGACTGCGAGCACGTATTTCTTGATATTTTTCTAAACGTTCTAATTCTAAAGCACTTTTTACTAGTACTACACCTTCGTCTTGACTCATTGCTAACTCTAAATCAGCATAAGTTAATCCCAGTTGATCTTCGTCGGTGCGTCCATCATCCCATAGTCCATCTGTGGGTGCCGCATTGATAATATCATCCAGTACACCCAGCTCACGGCCCATTTGCCATACTTCTGTTTTGTAACAGTCAGCAATAGGACTGATGTCCACACCACCGTCGCCATATTTGGTATAAAATCCCACACCAAAATCTTCTACTTTATTGCCAGTACCTACCACCAGACCACCAACTGTTTGAGCAATTTGATACAAGGTAACCATGCGTAGTCGACTGCGACTATTAGCTAAACCTAGTAAGTTTGGATAGGTAGCTAGTCGACCTTCAAACTCATCAAAGGTTGTAGTTAAGTCGATAATTTCATGACGTACATTATCAAAGCGTTCGGCCAACCAAGCACCTTGACGCATACTTAGGTCATGCAGGTCTGGACGTTGACGGATGGGCATTGTTACAGCAACCGTATTCATGCCAGTGCGAGCACATAAGGCACTGACCACAGCACTATCAATTCCGCCGCTGATACCTACTACCAATGATTTCATATTGGCCTGTTGAGCATAGTCCTTGATCCATGCTGTGATACGATCTTGTAATGGTGTCATTGTTTTAATTTCCATATTAAATGTTCTTTGATCTCGTGATATCTAAATTCAAACACAGCCTCGCCTGGTCCATGATACATTGCTGTACCTTCGTAAACTTGACGTAACCATAACCAACGTCCGGATATGTCACTACGTTTAGGCCACCATAAAAACTTTAGTCGCCAAAACGCTTTATGATAAAAATGATCGTACGCATCTACACCAGGAGAATAGTAACCGGCACCCATCATTTGCCCCAGCCATTGCCCCACAAGTCCACATGTAAGCGTGGGCTATAGTTGAACCCACGTTCACAGCAGATGTTGGCAATGTTTAGTTTATTGCTTTCATATGGATCAACTACTCCGCCCTGTGGCATCAGATACACTAGACCTGTAAATCCTGCCGCACGATACTGGTCCACAGCTCGCACTGCTTCGTTAACATGTTCTTCAGTTTCAACCACAAACTTAAGATACACAGGACCAACATTCAAATCTTGATAGCTCTTGACAATGTCGGGTCGAATAGCATCTTCAGCTTTCTCACCTGATGCACTTAACTTGGCACTGACACTAAATGTGAACTCTGTGCCTTTAAGCAGGTGTCTGTTGTAGGCATAGTGTTTGAAACCGTCTTGCAGTGCTTGTGTGCCATTTGTTTCGAACGTGATGTTCTTGAGATCAGCCATGTTAGGATGACTTAACAATTCTTCATAAGCACGTTGCCATCCCAACAAGGGCTCACCACCTGTGATAACCAAGTGTACATCATTACCATTGTTCTGCACCCATTGTCCATTTGGAGTTAACAACAACATGTTAGCGACTAAGTCTTCTGTGGTATAGTTTGGACTTAGATGTTTAAATGCAGGATGCCAACTGGCATAACTGTCGCATCCTGTTTCCACTAACGGCAAGTCTGTAAACTTATCATACATATGAACAACCTCGGCCACGTCATCGGCGCCTGTTGACTTTTCTCCTGGCTTGCACCCAAACCCTGCACAGGTAAAGTTACAACCATAGGTTCTTAAGAACACACTAGGAACACCTACAAAGCGACCTTCGCCTTGTAAACTATAAAACAATTCGCTAACTTTAATTTTCATTCTATAACCTTAATTGAAATACCTTTGTATAGATATTGTGTAGAACCCCCTGGTAGACCTATTTTGTCAAATGCAGTGTAGTGACGACGAAATTCCATGCCGGTGATTTCAAAATAATCAATGCGTTGATTGGTACCAATACTGGCAGAGATGGCTTCGTCCATATCTTCTAATACGCTAGTGTCTCTATAATGTATTTTCATTTCCACCAATCTTCCCAAGGGAACACAATCCAACAATCTTCTTCAGCTTTATTTAGGCCGATGGCACTATAACTAACACTTAATTCACTAGCACTAGATTCATTATCTACTAAAGTAGCAACACGAACATTGTTACTCCAAATATCATTCCACACAGGATCATTAGGAAAACAACTTGATTGCCAGTCTTGTTTAATATAATTCAATGTAGCACCCGAATCGTTAATATCATCTACAATAAGAATATTTTTGCGACCAGTGATACTATTGCCTCCTGGATATGTTTCAATCCACACATTAGGATCTTTATCAGCTGACTCGTATCCATAAGCATCTGTGGCCATCCACAAGTTGCTTTCGGGTTCAGAATGATCATCACGTAGACTTACTTTAAGACATTCCATTGGAACTTCTAAGTATTGGCTAATAAGATTACCAGGAACCAACCCGCCACGGGTAAGTCCTACCACATAGTCAGGACGCCAGTCATCTAACTGTATTTGACGTATGATTTCTTGTGTTTGACGCTCAACATCTCGCCAGGTATAATAGATTTTCTTCATATGCTATTGTACAACAATTCACCACAGTTTGTCAACTATCGTGCGAGCCATTCAGGGTTATTTTGATACCAATCAACTGTTTCAGTTAAACGTTCTTCGAACGTTTTTGGTGCTCGCCACCCTAGTTTATATAATTTTCCAGGATCGACGCTAAAACATAAGTCATGCCCAGGACGATCAACAGGAACCAATTTGTATAACAATTCACAATTCATTAAACGAGCAATAGTTTGAGCAAATTCAAGATTATCGATAAATCTTGATCCAGCACTGTTCCATTTTTCACAACGGGCGGATTGTGTTTCTAATATAAATCGAGTATGACTGGCCACATCGCCGGCATAGAACCAACGACGACCACCAATTAACTCACTGGGTCCTACATGTATATCTAGGGTTTCATTGTTGAGTAATTTGCGTACAATGATCACAGGCAAGCGATTGCTTTGGCAACGTAGACCAAAGGTGTTGTTGATGTGTATAATGCTCACAGGAACATTGAACGAGTTAGCATAGGCCAGGCACAGTTCTTCTCCAGCGGCTTTGCCGGCTGCATAAGGACTATTGCTGTTGTAGGCGTCGGTTGCTTGACTGTCTTGACCAATAGATATAGGACCAAATACTTCAGCACTACTATAATATACAAATCTTTCAACTCCAGTATGACGGGCATGTTCCAACAAGTTTAATGTACCCAGCACATTGTCCATGACGGATGCTGTAGGATCACTCAAGCTGTCAGCTGAACTAGGATTGGCACCAGCATGTAATATAATATCTGCTGTTGGCAAGCGCCTACAAGAATTTTTAATGTCGTGTTCAATTATAGTAACACGATCAAGCACGTG